AAAAAAGATGCCAATCCCTCAAGCACCACATCACTCTCCACCTTTGTTTTAGGATTTAAAACTTTAATAGTGTGAGTTAACTTAGGCATAGTTTCAAAAAACTTTTCAACTTCTTTAAATTGACTTGAGTTCATTGAATCTAAAAAGTCAGTGATTTCTTTTTTAGAACAATCAGCGGCTGCCCATACCTCTTCCTGATTATAGATTTTACTTATACATGAACCAATTAAATCAAATGATTGATCCATTGGATTTTTTGAGGTATCATTTGGATCAAAATTGTTTTTAATAAATTCATTCAGTGAGGGATACTTCAACTCCATCATTAAATTATTATCAAGTTTAATTTGATTTGAATGACCTTCAGGTTTTTGAACCTTTATATCATCAAGACTCACAGATACACTCACTTCAGTTTCGTTATCATCAGGGCATATTAAGTTGACATCAATGTCTTCACCAACTGATTTACCACGAATGTTTAGAAACAAATATTCAATATCAAATGTGGGAAGGGACTCAACCTTTACACCCTTAGTCAATATACATGCACGAATCACAGCTTTGATCGCATTTGTAATTTGTTTTGTATCCTCACTCTCAAGTGCAATAACAAGGAGTTTCTCCTCTTTAACTAAGAATGGTCTGTATTGTATTGTCTTTCCTGTCGATGGTAATTCAAGTTCATAACTTGGTGTTGCAATTTTTGGTAATGGCATAATGTTATAGTTCAGTAAGTTTATTTAGCACCTAAATTCCAAGTGCGTTCAGGAATCTAGGTATGACACCTCTTGGTCTATCCTCAATAAAGTATCTTGTATAAGCCATGCCTACAGTGCATTTAAGAAGGTTTGATGCATCATATGAAACAGGCATTGTGTTAATAGCGAGTGGAAAACAATTAACAAACTTATAAGTCAGTATTTTTGTCTTTCTTCTTGAATCTAAATTTTTCTCAAACTTTGTGATTTCAAGTGAAGATCCATTTTGATACTCTGACGGGAACTTTACCCTATAAGAATATTTTTGACTAGCAACATTCTCACTTGTGCTTGTACCTGCGATAAAGTTCATCCATGCTTCAAAAAATCTTATCGGTAGATATTGATCAGCATCACAGTAAAAAGTAAGATTGATCTGGTCATCATAACTTCTTCGATACACATGTCTCTCTCTTACACCCGGAAGGTTATTATTAATCTCTGTTGTTAAAAATCTTGAACCGGGTAACGCTGCGTCTGAACATAAAATATTAAGTCTACCTTGGTCTAAGTTCAATCCCAATTCGGATTTAAATTTATTAAATCTTCTATTCTGAAAGGAAACACTCACCTGAAAATGAGATGTTGTCGCAGGGTTTAACAACTGCGCTTTCACTTGAGATATTGATTTTCTTTGTGGTTGGATGATAGCCATATATAAATATAGATTAACCTTGTATATTATGTAGGCAAGTTATGGGCGAGAGTATCAAAAGTAAGTATACTCCTGTGTATCCACACAAGTATAAAGGCAACTCGAAAATGATTATATGTCGTAGTAGTTGGGAGAGAAAGTTTTGTCAGTGGTGTGATATGAATAACAGCATTATATCGTGGGCATCAGAAGAATTTAGTATACCATATGTTTCCCCAAAAGACAATCGAGTTCACAAATATTACCCTGACTACTTAATAAAAGTAAAAGAGAAAGATAATATGATTAAAACTTATGTAGTTGAGGTCAAACCATACAAACAAACAATGCCTCCTAAACCAAGAAGTCGCAAAACAAAATCATACCTGACTGAGTGTGTCACCTATGCAGTCAATCAGGCAAAGTGGAAAGCTGCAAAAGAATTTTGTGAAGATCATCGCATTGAATTTAAAGTTGTCACAGAGAAAGAACTTGGAATTCGATGAGTAGACTCGAAGGTAATAACATAAACAATCCAACAAATGATCAGGAAGATATGATGTTAGAAATCATGTCTCTTCTTAATGATACTGTCACACCAATCCCTGATGTTGGAAATTTTTACACGTTTGTATACAATCCTAAGACTCCAAACATCACATATGATCAGCATCCATTGATAGCCTGTACTGATATCTTTGGATGGGGTTTCCGTGGTCTAAATTTTCACTGGCAAAAGTATCGTAACTATACGTGGAATGAACTCGCTGGTCAGTTGTATGTGGTGCAACCGAATGAACTTGATGATCTGCTTGCGATTCCTTATGCTAAGTTCCTAAATAACTAAAAAGGTCGATAAAATGGCAGGTAAAAGTCAATTTAATGGTGATGAGAAATTTAATGATGGGAGAAAATATCAAATAAGTAAAGTGTCTAGTTTTAACAAAGTGACTGGATCAGCAGCTAGAAAACTAGAGCCGGGTACTAATACAGCATACTTTGTAACAAGAGTATCGCAAGCCGGTGTGCTTCCAACTGGAGAGGTGCATTATAAAAGAGAAGTAATAATGTTTGATAGTAAAGAAAAATTAAAAGCGTATAAAAATTTAACAGATGACCAAAAGGGATTGGGGGAGAACGGACTAGGTGTAGTAGTAGCAACTGGATCATCTCTTGACGGACAAAAAACATTTGAATTGACAGAGGAGGGTGCAAATATTTCTTACATAAAAAACAACGAGGATAAATTAAAAAAGTATTCATCAAACGGAGTAAAAAATATAGCATTTGGCGAAAATCCTGCTGTGAAAGATGGATTGAGAGACTTTAGTAATAATAAATTTGCAAATTCAAAAGATGATGCATTAGATTCAAAACCATCTCCTGATAAAAAATCTAAATCATTAGATTCAAAACTAGCAAGAGGCAATGTTGGTAAAAGTTCTTATCCAACAATGTTTTATCCATCACACATAGCAGATAGTGTTCAAGATAAATTAAAAATTACAATACTCAAACCAAGAGATGTCAATTCAAGTTCAAGAAATAGAAAAAAATTTATTGCGAAAAAAAGTGGTAACACAAATATGGGTGATGGATCTGGTATCCTTATACCAAATGACTATAAAAACTTTCCAAAGGGGCACGAGTTTGAGAGATTCAATAATATGCAAGGCACATACACTGGAATGATACAAAGAAAAGATTTTCAGAGAAATCAAGATAAAATTTATGCGGCCTCAGATAATTTAAATCAATCAGAGTTTGATAGAACTCCAATAGGACATATCTTTTTACCAATACCAGATGGTGTCACAGATCAGAACAAAGTTAATTTTGGCGAGGGAACATTGAATCCCGTAGAAAAAATAACTTCTGGACTTGCATTACAATTCTTACTAGGTAGTGAGGGTGCAAAAAATTTAGATACTGCTAGTGCTTTAAAAAAGAAAATAAAAGATCCAAATACGAAAAAAGCACTTTCTAATTTAATTGCGGGAAGCGCAACTGGAATTAATACTGATGAATTACTAGCAAGAACTCAAGGGTCAATATTGAATAATAATTTAGCATTATTATTTAAAGGGCCAACTTTAAGAACTTTTACTTTTCAATTTGTATTAAGTCCAAGAGATCGTGGAGAGGCATTACAAGTCAGACAAATAATAAGAGCGTTAAAACAATCAAGTGCTGCTCAAAGAACTCGTGGTGGCACATTTTTAGGTGCACCAAACACTTATACATTACAATTTCTAAATGGTTTACGACCTCATGGATTTTTACCACGAATCAAAGAGTGTGCTTTATTGTCAGTTGGTGTGAATTACATGCCGGAAAATTCATATATGACTTATGAAGATTCCTCGATGGTTTCATATTCATTATCTTTATCTTTCCAAGAAACAGAATCACTATATAATGATGATTACGATAGTGATAACAATACACCTGTTACCAAGATTGAAGATGGTATATTTGAAGCAGATTTCGCAGGTCAAGCATCGTCAAGAGGTATAGGATTCTAATATGCCAAATCCATATTTTTCAAATCTAGGAGATTTTCTCTACGTCAACCGCACAGAAGATGGTCGAAAGGAGAGTGATTTTTCCCTTGTAAAAAACTTTTTTAAAAGGGCAAAGTTGAGAGAAGATCTTTTTCAAGATCTTACATTCTTTACAAAATATTCCATATTAGGAGATGACAGACCTGATAATGTTGCTCACGATGTTTATGGTGACTCAACTCTTGACTGGGTTGTTTTAATTTCAAATAATATCATAAACGTTCAAAGTGAGTGGCCTCTATCACAATCTGATTTTAACACGTATATTTTAAATAAATATGATAGCGAAGAAACTTTATATTCCGGAATACATCATTATAAATCAAGAGAAGTAAAGGCACTTGATGGAACAATTATAATACCATCAGGAGTCAGAGTTGGTATTGGTCAAAGTGTTTCATTTTTTGATGATCTCTCTCAACAACAAGTGATAAGAACAGACGTAGCTTCACCAGTGACAAATTACATGCATGAGACAGAAGTAAATGAAAAGAAAAGAGATATATTTTTATTAAAACCAATTTATTTAAATATTATAATTGATGATCTTGAAGAACTCATAAGTAATAAAAAAGGTTCCACTCAATTTTTGAGCAGAACCTTAGTGCAAGGAGACAATATACGTCTATATCAATAGTTAACTATCTGCTAACTTTTGAAAGTAGGATAGTGCATCATCTTCATCAGAATCAACAGTTGTAGTTGCTGCGGGAGTTGCTACTGCTTGAGTAACTACTTTTTCTGCAACATCAAGACCCTCACTTTCACTCTCTAACTCTTCATCAGGAATGTAACGATTGACTGGCTTTTTGCCAAGGACATACTTCAAACGCTTCTCAAGATCATCGTATGACTTGAACTGGTCTGGAGCAGTGATCGCAGTGAGTGAATACTGTCTCTTCCATAATGCTTCA